ATATTATATATATATTATATATATTCTTCCTTCTCACAGAATAAATTTCTTTTTCATTTTTCTGCCGATTTTTGCCCCCTGCTGGAGATTTTTCGCGGGTTGAGAATGTTGCGTGTTTTTCGCGCTGTTCTCCCCCTTCTCCACATTCTTGGCTGTTCTTTCCAAATCGGCGAAAAACTTTCAATCTTTTGTGCGTAGCCTTCCTCACCTTCTCTACCTTCTTACTCACACAAGGCTACTCACTTTGTTTTTCAACCCCAAAAAGTGTCGAGGGAGGACACGCAAAATGGCAGTGAAATTATATCGTATCATCAACGCCAGCAAGACCTGCAAAGGTCGTGCGGCGTGGCGGCTTGACAAGGTGATGTATCCGGCAAGCCTCCCCTGCAATCCGGTAACGCCGGATGAATTGCAGGCGGCCATCTGGAAGCAGCTCGAAGAAGAATCCTGGTTCCCGCCTATCGTGGCGTTCGAATGGCACGACGGCAACCTCTACCTTGTGCAGCATCCGCGTAACAACAGCACCGTGAATCAAGTGCTGACCGCGTGGCGCAAGACGCATGCTGCCGAATAACCTTTACCCCGGCCCGAAGACGGGCCGGGCTTTCAGGAAAAAGCACTATGAAGAAGCCTGAACTGAAACTGTCTGACATCCGTTCTGTGATGGAAGAAACGTACCGGCATATCGGTAAGGTCACGGGCCATGCTGACATCGACCCCGCGCAGGAACAGCGGTGTCACCGTGTCGTCCCCACGCCGAAGCGTGAAGCCACCAACGAAGAAGTGCTGGTGTGCTGGGGAGCTGTCTCGGCTGCTTCCAGCGCGGACGTTATGACGCAGGACGACTTCGACGCTGGCCTGCTGCTGACGGGACATGCCGAGCCGGAAGTCACCGGCGCCATCATTCTGGTTATGTGTGACAGGCTGCTCAAGGTCGGCGTCGAGGCCGGGGCCTTCCCCAACGTCCGCGTGCCGCTGGCTATGCTGGCGTCGAGCATCATCCCGGACATGTCCGATGATGACAGGTGCGGCCATGCGTAGACCTGTCATCGACCTCACGACCGGTGAGGTCTTCCTCGACCTCGAAGCCCTGCGTCTGGCCGCGCCTGGCGCGTTCCTTGTCCCCGTTTCGTGGGACGACCCTGACCTCAACCCTGCTGACCCTGCCACTTGGGCAGGCTACATGGAGAAGCACCATGTGTAGACCCAACAACAAGATTTCCACTGAGGCTGCGCAGGCGTTCATCGCTCGCCGTCCTTTCCGCCGGAGCAACACGGCAGTCGTTGTTTCCCCTTCCAATGCCCTGCTGCTGTTGCACGGCACCGTCATCGGCGAGAACTCCGAAGCCCGTGGGCTGCATCTGACGATGGCCGGATGGGGCACCATGACCACGGCGGCCCGACTCAACGCCGTCATGCGGGCCCTTGGCCGGGACGCCCGCTGGCACCGTGAGGATGGGGTGTGGCACTATGGCGACAGGGTGCTGGATGACCTGGATGAAATCGTGGAGGTGTAGCATGGAATATTGCCTCTACGACTTCGGTGAGATTTTCACCGGCAAGAAGTCGGGCAAGCTCGTGCCTGGCTTCACCGGCGACCCCGTGCATCCGCTGACTCCGGCCTGCGTGGCCGATTATGAATACCCGGCGTGGGCCCGGGACGTGTTCCTGTGGTGGTGCGGCGAGAAGCCCGAGCCGCTGTACATCGGCGGCCCGACCGGCTGCGGCAAGTCAAGCCTTATCCGGCAGATAGCGAGCCGCCTGCTCTACCCTGTCTATGAGGTGACGGGGCACAGCAGGCTGGAGACTCCTGAGCTTGTCGGCCACCACGCCCTGAAGGACGGCGCCACTGTCTGGGTGGACGGCCCGCTGACTTCGGCCATGCGGCACGGTGGCATCTTCCTCATCGACGAAGTGGACTTGCTCGACCCGGGTACGGCCACTGGCCTGAACACTGTCCTGGACGGCGCTCCCCTGTGCATCCCTGACACGGGCGAGACTGTCATGCCCCATCCCGGGTTCCGGTTCGTCGCGACGGCGAACACCTTCGGAGACGGCGACATGACTGGCCGGTATCAGGGCACGTTGCGGCTGAACGCCGCCTTCATGGACAGGTTCGTGGTGCTTGAGGCCACGTTCCTGCCCGAAGTCGCGGAGCTGCGCCTGCTTGCCCGTCGCGCCCCGTCGCTGCCGGAAGAACTGCGCAAGGGCATGGTGCGACTGGCGGGCATGGTGCGCGACCAGTCGAAGCTGCCCAGCGATGTGCCCCGGGCCCAGGCCCTCGAAGGCATGACCTTCTCGACCCGCACGCTGCTCAGGTGGGCGACGTGGACGGAGGCGTGCAGGCCGCAGGCTACGCGTGCCGGTGAATCCCCCGTCGCCTATGCGCTCACGAGAGCGCTGGGCAACAGGTGCGGGGAAGGCGGCAGGCGTGTGCTGGATGAACTTGTCCAGCGTGTGTTCGACATCAGCAAGTAGGAGGCTGTCATGAGCAAGTATCACGAGGAATATTCCAAGCGGCACAAGGTTGAGTTCCGTCCCGATGAATTCGCCGAAGACCCGAGGACGTTCGCGGACCCTGCCATCCGTATCATCTGCGCGCCGAACAGGTACGGCATCGGCGATGAGCAGACGTGGCACCGTTCGCAGAACCCCATGCCGAACCATGCCCACCTGCCGCTCTACGTCATGGACCACAGCGCCGTGCATATCAGCCTGACGCCGTTCGCCGGGGCGGGCCCCGATGCGTGGCAGATAGGCGTCGTGGACATCGACATCTTCGCCTTCGCCGGTTCTCCGGAGGCCATGCTCAAGGCCGTGAATGCGGCTGTCGAAGACTATGATGCCTGGCTCAATGGTGAAGTGTATACGCTGGTGTACAGGGAGCGCGGGACGAACGTCCGCATCAAGACGGACGAAGGTGTGTACGGCTACGTCAACGCCGTGCAGACGGCGCTCGCCGAGCTCGACAGGCTGGACGCCGTGCGGCCCTACCAGCTCCGTCTCCCCCGGCGTGCCTGACGTGCGGCGCCATGCTGAATAAAAGGAGGATTGACTTATGGGTATCTACAGTGATGTGACCCTGGTGATGAACGCCAAGGGTGTGGAATGTCTCAACGCACAGCTTGAAAAGCTGGACAGGGACATGCGTGATGACGTGCTGGAGTTCCTCGACTGGGCTGATGAAGAAGCCGAGAGCGCGAGCGAATGGCTGCTGTGCTGGCGTGACATCAAGTGGTACGGAGACGACACTATCGACATGCTCGTGGGTATCCTGGATGCCATGCCCGAGGCGTACTACAGGTTCAAGCGCGTCGAAGAGACGGGCGACACCGAATACTACGGGGAGCTGTGCGGCGAGTTCAACGTCATCGCCGTGCACAGGCTGCAGTGGAGGGACACGACGGTCGTGCCCGCGCCGACGCTGTACTCTCTGCGACCGCCCGTCATCACGGCTGAGGATGTGGCCGATATGCTGGGCATGACCGTGGCCCAGGCCGAAGAGTTCCTGCTCGATAACAGCACCCGCATCATCCAGCGCATGATGGCCTCGGCCTGGTCGGCCATCGCAGACATCAAGCGCAGCATGTGAGGATACGACGATGACGCGCAAAGAATACCTCGACCTTTCCCGTCTCGGCAATGGCATCGAAGCCTTCCACCAGTATTACAGCCAGTTCGTGACGCCGTATGTGACGGAAGTCGTGCGGACGTACATCGGTGAAGACATCATCCGGGCGTCGAAGGACGTTCACTTCAACGACATCCCCATCAAGCTGTGGGACAAGATCGTCCCGCTTGTCCGTCACGGCATCGCCAGCAAGAACGAAAAGCTCAACGGTATGCGGGCCGTGTCTGTGTGCGAGTGCGTGTGCACGCTGAAGACTGCGGCCCATATCATCAGGGACAGTTTCAACAATTAGGAGGAAAGCACCATGGCTGAAAACAACGTGAGCTACATGAACAACTGCGTGTATCTGAAGCTGGACATCTCCATCTGGACGGGCAAGGCCCGCCTCACCCCCGAAGACATCCCCGATGCCGTGGTCGACATGCCGCCCGAGGCGCTGGCTACGCTCGGTTCCAAGCGCATCTTCGACCCCCAGGCGTTGCGCCCCTTCAATGCTGCGAAGACCAAGGCGTTCCGCACCTGCGACCAGTACGGTGTGCGCTGCATGGGCGGCTGGCTGGTGGACAACGGCGTCCTCAACAATCTGACTGCCGAGCTCGACAAGCTGCGCGGAGAGTTCGACCGCAGCGTCGGTACGTTCATCTCCACCTATGAGGACGGGGCATCGAACTGGCTCCAGCAGTTTCCCGAATGGGAGGGCATCATCCGCGCCGCCTTGCCCGACAGCACGGCCATCGGGAAGAAGTTCGCGTTCAGGTACTACGTCCTCAAGGTGCAGACCGAGAACCACGACGCCCAGGATGCGACTTCCGAGGCCCCGTCAACGGCTGCCGCTACCATCGCCGCTGAGATTGCCCGCATCCGGGAGCAGGTGTTCAACGACGACCGCACGTCGCCTGTGACCAGCAAGACCTTCTGCTGCCTCGACACCCTCGCAGACCGGTGTGACAACATGTCCTTCGTGCATCCCGGCTTCGCCCATCTGGCCCATCTGCTCCGCAGTATCGTGGTCAACAGCACCGACGTGAATGTCGTGCGCGCCTTCCTGACCGGGCTCTCCACGCCCGAGGCCGTGGCCGCCGTGACACAGGAGACCCGCATCTATGACTTCGAGAAGGACAGCCTCGATATGCCCGAGCCTGCTGCTCCCGTGGATATGCCCGAGCCTGTGGCCCCCGTCGTCACCAGCCAGCCCACCGCTGCCGACGACAGCCTCGCTGCCCTTCTCGCTGACTTCATGTAGGAGGTGACACCTATGTATGATATAGTAGATGTTGTGTTACTGTGCCGTATGATGTCGGCACAGTACAGAATCAAGATTCAACCAGGGGTCTTCTCCCTGGCGGACAAGTTCGATGCATCGGCATGGTGCCGGAAGGACAAGGACGGCTATGTCCTGCAAGTCCCCTTCTCCCCGTATATGACTGAGGAACAGTGGCGCTACCTGCGCGGTTACATCGACCACGAATGCGGGCACGTCAAGTTTACGGACTTCGAGACCTATGCAAACATGTATAGGTCTGTCGTGGATGACTGCCTGCAATACAAGCCAAAGGCTTCAGTCACGCTCAAAGATTTTCTCCATGATTATGCCTCTATGGTTATCAATATTCTTGAAGACGTGCGTATCGAACGTCTCATGGGTATCGACTTCCCAGGCTCCAGAACGAACCTCAATACGTTGAGCGAGTATCTGTTCAAGGACTGCTGCTCTGTGAGTATGATGATGGGCGAGGGTATGGCCGGAAGACTTTACAGTCTCCTGTTCATGCGTGTCAGGTCGCTTATCAATCCGGCGCTGGAAGAGTCTGCACAGCTCTTGTACGATGACATGAAGGCCGATGTTTTGGTCGAAGACTACACAGAATACACCCGTCATCTGGACGCTGTGTGGGGCATCGGTGACAGCTTCGTGCAGGATTGGAACGTGGAGCGTGCTGCTCTTGAGTTCATCCGTATCGTCATCGAAGTCCTCGAAGATTATACGAATACGGCACAAGGCACCAATAGCAACGGAACATCTTCCGGTGACACCAGCGATTCCTCTGATGGTGACACCGGCGATTCCTCGAAGGATGCACATGCTTCGAGGAAGAAGTCTGTTACTATCAGTACCATGGCTGTTTCCGCTATGTCGTCTGATTTGTATGACATGCAACGGGATGATAAGGGTAATATCCGTAGGCGTTTCCTGGATGCTGTGCAGGATATGACGGACTCGCTTGAGAACAACAACCAAGTCTCCGATGAAGACCTGGCGTTCATGGATGCCATGTTCTCTCATACAGCGAAGAGACTGGACACGCTGCTCGACAAGCACAAGATGGACGAACTGGCTGATGGTAAGCGTGTGTATATCACCGATTGCAGTCATGTACATGCGCTGAGTCCTGAGCAACGGGGCGATATGGACGTTGTGATGTACAACCTTTACGGCAGGCTTGCCGACGTGTTGCAGACCATGACGCTGGTACGACACAGCACCGGCCTGTGCGGCGCTCGACTGGATGCGCATGTGCTGCATCGGGCATCCGTTGGGGACGGAAGGATTTTTTCCAAGAAGGTACAGCGGTTGCGGCGTGTCACGGAGGTAGCGCTGCTGTTCGACGCCAGCGGAAGTATGGGTATGAATGAATACGGCAAGAGCAACAACAATGAAATGGCGCAGTGCATGGCTCTCGGTTGTCTCAAGGCGCTGCGGGCTCTGCCGGGGGTCAAGTCTTCTCTGAGTGGGTTCTCCAACGGAGAAATGTTCGTCATGTCTGACTATGGCGCCCCCGTACATGAAGTCATCTTGTCTGCCGTCGGCGGTACGCCGCTCGGGGCATCGCTTGTCGAACTCACGTCGCAGTTCTCCGACGGCCCTGACGTGCGTCGCATCATCCTGTTCTTCACCGACGGGTTCCCGGATATTGTCGGGTCTGTGACCATGGCTCTCAATCTGGCGAAGCGTTCCGGCATCGAGGTCTACGGCATCGGGCTGCAGACGAAGGCTATCCATACCTTCATGGACAGCGACCATAGCATTATCGTCAACAGTATCCACGAATTGGCGGACGGCATGTGTGACATGCTCCGCAAGGGAATGGTGCGGGCATATGAAGTATAACACCAACAAGGATGTGAACCGCTTCATCAAGGATATGTTTGGTCGTGGGTGGAGACTGGTCAGTCACAACAAACACATCAAGTTGCAGCACGACAACGGTTCCATCATCAACATGGCTACCAGCAGCAAGGAAGGGAAACTGTCGAGGAAGCTGAAGAACTTCAAAGCCACGGTGCGGAAGCTGGAGGAAAGATGTTGAAGCAGCGTTTCTGGCGACTGTTTCACCAACACAACAGGGACTTCATCCAGGAGCGCCGCGAAACAGCGGCGCGCTGGATGACCCGGGCTCGGCTGCTGGTGAAAGTGTCCGATGATGAAGGTGAAATCATGGATGCTGCACTCACTATCATGTGGGGCGGTCTTGACAGCACATATAAAATGATAAATAACAAGACAAATCCATAAGGAGGGTATAGAATGAGTATCCAAGAAGACGTGCAGAACATGCCTCCCATCGAGGTCATCCTCAAAATCATCCTTCCCAAGATGAACAATCGCATCAAGACGCTGAACGCTGATGTCCAGGCGCTTCGGGAAGAAGTCGAAGCGCTGAAGGCTGCGGCTCCGAAGAAGCGTGCGCCGCGCAAAAAGAAGGCCGACGACGAAGCTCCGGCTCCCGGGGCCCAGCCTGCTCCGGCTCCCGTGCCTCAGCCTGCTCCGGCTCCCGTGCCCCAGCCTGCTGACCCTGCGCCTGCGGCCCAGTCTACGGGTACTCTGCTGTGTACCTACGACAGCGAGCAGGATGAGTTCGTGCCGCTGAATATCGAAGGGTGGCCGCTCACTGGTAACAACGTCGGACTCGCCTTGTATGCCATGGATACGATGCGCAACAACATCGGTGACGCTGCGACCATGTCCAAGCTGCCCGAGGGATTCATCAAGTTCGTCACTGACCTGACGCCTGAGCAGCGCAAGCAGGTCAACGTCAAGTTCCCTGCGCAGAACCCCACCTTCAAGGAATACTTCGTCTAACCAGTATGCGAGGGAGGGGCAGCAGCCCCTCCCTTTGGAGATGCATCATGCCTGAAAGCACGCTTGTCGTCATAGACTTCGAGACCTACTGGGACAGCAAGACTTACACGCTGTCGAAGATGGGTCCCATCGAGTATGTCCGCAACGAAAACTTTGCTCCGCAGCTTTGCGCTTTCGCCATGTCCAATGGCGCCTGCTGTGTCGACTGTTTCGCTGTCGAACATGAGCGTCTGCAAACGACATTCGAAAATCTGGATGCGCACGACGTTGCCTGGTGCGGGCATAACATGCACGGCTTCGACAGTCTCATCCTGTCGGAGTTCTTCGACTTCCATCCCCGGAAAATATGGGACACCATCGCCATGATGCGGTGGACAGGCTTATCCCGTGTGTGTCGTGAGAGCCATGCCGCCCTCACCGAGTTCCTCGGCAACGGCCACAAGGCTGCCGGTACCGTCGTCAGTGACCACAAGCAATGGCCGGACGACTTTACGCCGGAAGAGCGGATGTTCTTCATCCAGTATTGCAAAGACGACGCCGGGCAATGCTACCAAAACGCGCAGGCCATGCTGCCTTACATGACGCCTGATGCCCTGCGCTTCATGTCCATCACGGCGCGTATGGCTACGGAGCCTTCGTTCGTGCTCGATGAAGACCTGCTGCTGGAATATCTGTCCGACCTCGATGCCGCTGCGGACAAGGCGCGGCAAGAACTCATGGCCATGTTCTCGTTCCAAACCAACGCAGACATGCTGGCTGCGCTGCGTTCGGCTGACAAGTTTGCCGCCATGCTGCGCTCCCTGGGTATTGAACCGCCGCTCAAAGAGAGCGCGGCAAAGACCAAGACCAAGAGGGAAAAGCTCCAACTCGCTGCCGACGCCGGGAGACCCGGAGCTGCTGAAGAGCTGGAGAACATGCAGCCTGTGATGACCTATGCCTTCAGCAAGACCGACGTGGACTTCGTCCTCATGCAAGACCATCCCGACCCTCGTGTCGCGCTGCTCGTGCGCACCAGGTTGCAGCTCAACAGCAGCATCGACCGGAGCAGGGCTGAGACCTTGCTCAAGTTTGCCCGGATGCATAAGCCCCTGCCTATCATGCTCGGAGCGTGGCTGGCGCATACGGGACGGTATTCCGCCGGTGCCTCTGCCGACGCCGGGACGAAGACCGACAAGCTCCAGTTCCAGAACCTGAGCAAGCGTGACCCTTCCAAGCGCAAGCTCCGGCAAGCCATCAAGGTCCCGAAGGGCAAGGTCGTCGTGGCCTGCGACTCTTCCCAGATTGAAGCGCGTGGGCTGGCCTTCGTGGCCAACGAGGTCGGGCTGCTCACACAGTTCCGTGAAGGACGTGACCCGTACTCCGAACTGGCCGAGACTATCTTCGGCGTGCCGTGGCAGGACATCAAGGCCGGGGCCAAGGCGGGCGACAAGAAGATGAAGATGTACCGTAATACTGGGAAGACTGGTATCCTGTCGTGTCTTGCGGGTACGGTGGAGGTATTGACAAATACGGGGTGGAAACGTATTGATACGGTATCTGTTAATGATAAAGTTTGGGATGGCGTATCATGGGTGAAACACGAAGGACTTATCTGCAATGGCTGGAGGAATACCATCAACGTGGCTGGGATAGACATGACTCCAGACCACTTAGTGTTCGACGGTTCCTCTTGGAGAACGGCTGCCGAATTACTGGGCGAACCCCAATATTTGAAATCGGCGACCGAGTGGGCGAGCGCGTCATACGAGACTGTGCTGTTGACACCTCAGAAGGACATCGCACCATATGGGTTCTCGCCGCGTGTATTAACTGCGGCACCGAACGTTGGTATAGAGGTTATACCTTGGCTAATGGAAAGGTTAGCAAGTTGTGCACGCACTGCTCGCCACGAGACCTTGAGCATCTTACAAGTTTTAAGAGGCGTACTAAAGACCCTGAAGTCGGTGCCGTCTTTGGCGAACTCACAGTTCTTGACAACGACCGTCACGAATACGTTGATGCCAATGGCAAAAAACGTACAGAGTACCGTTCATTGGTACAGTGCTCTTGCGGGGCTGAACCCCATTGGGTACTGCAAAGCAATCTGCGTAGCGGACGGACCACAAGATGTGATGCTTGTGCAAAGAAGAAAGCAAGAGCAACACAAGACAAAAAGTATTGGCAATATGCAGATGTGGTGCCGGATACTGCAACACGTCGGCGGTTACTTGCGCGTATTTCTGCCTGCATCACACGATGCAGTCCGACACAGAATAAGTGTAAAGCCTGGAAACATTATGGAGGCCGGGGTATCCGAGTTGAATTCCCAGACCGTAGAACCTTTCTTGAGTATCTTATCACGCTGCCTGGATATGATGACCCGTCTTTGGAGCTGGATAGGATTGATTGTGACGGGAACTACGCGCCAGGTAATCTCCGTTTTGTTACGCGGGCGACGAATATACATAACCGAAGACATGTCGGTGACTTGCAACAGAAGCTCGACCATATCAGAAAAAATAAAGCATTGCTTGCGTGGTGTATCGGTGCCGTCCAATACCAATTGTACACAAAAGGTGTACGACCTGAAGAACTGTGGCCCGAACAACCGTTTCCTGATACGTCAGGGGGGGACGGTACTGATGGTGCATAATTGTGGATACGGCGTAGGTCATACAAAGTATAGCAACACGCTGCTGCGGCAGGGAATCCACCTGCACGAAGACCTCGACCGTCACCATGAGCTGGCCCGTTATGCCCACGGCATCTATCGGGCAGCACATCCCAACATCGTCGCCTTCTGGAAGACGGCGGAGAATGTTCTGGAGGCCATGCTGCGTGGCGAATCCGGTACCTTCGGCGGTCCCAACAACGACATCTACACCTTCGGCATCATGCCGGTGGGCCCCAGGACTGACCTGTGTGTGCCGTCTGTCCGGTTCCCGAGCGGCTACATCCTGCGCTACCCGGGCCTGCGTGCCGAGCGTAACGACCGGGGAAAGTGGCAGTTCCTCTATGATACTTACAAGGGTGCTTCCAAAATTCCTACCCATATTTATGGGGGGGCGTTTACAAATAATCTCGTTCAGGGTCTTTCCTTCGTTGACGTTATTATGTATCAAGGTTGTCGGATGGATGAGGCCGGAATCAAGCTGGCCTGCAACATCCACGACGCCTGGGCATCTGTCGTGCCGGAAGAGCAGGGCGAGTATGTGAAGCAGCAGATGCTCCACTACATGTCCATGGTCCCGCCTGCTCTCAATGGTTTGCCTGTGGCGTGTGAAGCGGAGATAGGGACGACCTTCGAAATCGTCTAGGAGGACAGCACATGCCTTTCGTTTACTCCCCGAGCAACATGCAGACCTTCAGGGATTGCCCGTTGCGTTTCTGGGGGCAGTCCATAAGCAAGGAAATCAAATGGAAAGCCAGCGGTTCCAAGTCCCGTGGGCAGACCATCCATACCGCCATCCAGCGCAGGCTTCATTACGGCTGGAGTGATGATGTTTCCTGGGATGCTACCATCGACGTGGACTTCGTTCGTGATTGCGTCGGAGAAGTTCGTCGGCTCATGTCTCAGGGGGCGTCCCTGTACACCGAACACGAGCTTGTCCTGAACGCGAACGGTGGCAAGACTGGCTGGTGGGATGACGATGCGCGTATCAGGGCCCGGGCGGATGCCTTGGTCCTCCCTGCCGATGCAGCGGAACCCGCCTTGCTTATCGACATCAAGACTGGGAAGAAGTGGGACATCGACGACTTCCAGCTCAGGGTCGAATGCTTGCTCACGCACATCTTGTATCAGCGTGCTGTGGTTCGCTACGCCTATTGGTATGTGGACAGCGGTGAAGAAGTTGATGGCATCATCGACTTCCGCAACGGCCTGGCCCCGGTACAGGATGTCTTGGAGCTGCTCGGAACCATGGAGAAGGCTCTCAAGAACAATCATTTCCCTCCCACGGCCAACAAGTTCTGTCGCTGGTGCGACTTCAACAACACACCCAAATGTATGAGGTAGACTATGGGACGCGAAAAGTTCAAGCCGCGCACTCGGGTGCATGAAAGCTGGAATATGAATAACAGCGGTGATGTGTACAACGCCATATGTCGCATGGCGCAGACCGGCGGTAATCAAGCGTTGGTCGGCAAGCATATCGGGCTGAACTTCCCCGGACAGATGGAATGTATGCTGTTTCTGGAACGGGGCGGCAGACCTGTGACGTTCAACATCACACCTGTGATGGATGAAACCCGGTACATCATCGACGGTCTCGGCTACGATATGCGTTGCCCTGATGTCGTGCTCACCGCATCTGACCGTTACGGGTACGTCACGGCCTACACCATCTATGCCCATGCTGACTACGACATCGTCGGGTCCATTACGTTCAACATCGACGACCTGGTCGCCGTGCAGTTCAAAGTCTTTGAAGACAACAAGAAGGATTCCCGCCCCTGGTACAAGAGGCTGTTCTCGTGACACCTGAAGGCAAGGTGAAAGCGAGGGTCAAAAGCATCCTCAACAGCTTGGGGGCATGGTACGCCATGCCCCTGGGCACGGCTTTTGGAAAGCGTGGCGTCCCCGATTTTCTTGTCTGTCACAAAGGGAAGTTCTTTTCCATCGAGACGAAAGCAGGCAGGGGAAAGACCACGGCGTTGCAGGAGTATGAGATGGCGCGTATCCGGGATGCTGGAGGTGTCACGCTCATCATCAACGAACACAATGTGGAAAGTCTCCCGGAATACATGGAGGAAGTAATATGATTGACACGTCCAAAACATTGCAGCAGCTCGCTACCGAGTTCGGTGTGCCGCCCAAAATCATCCTTGCCAGGCTGCGTAACGAGAAGTCCATCGAAGAAAGTTTCACCGCGCCGTACACAGTCAGTGCCGCATATACTGCGCCGGATGGGCGAAGTGTGACGAACCTGCGAGAGCTGGCGCGGGAACACGGTATCAACTACCTCACGTTGCGCAACCGGCTGGCATCCGGCTGGTCCATGGAAGACGCACTGAAGACGCCGAGAAGGGCTGGGTCCGTAGACCTCGACAAGCGCTATGGTATGCCCATCATGGAATGGCTCAAGCAGTCCGGCATCACCAAGGCGCAGTTCAACAGTCGCATCTCTCGTGGGTGGGACCCGGAGCGAGCCGCCCGGCAGGGCAAGAGCTTCGAGGCTGCCGTCCTGTATCGCTTCCCTGACGCCGACATCAAGACCGTGCTTTCCAGTATGTCTGAACACGGTATCTCCGAGCAGGCTGTCCGCAAGCGTATGGCTGAAGGCTGGCCGCTGGAGAAGTGCATCACTATCCCTGCTGTCCTGCCGCTGGCTAAGGTCCACGCCGCTGTGCCGAAGGAGTAACAGCACCATGTTCAAGTTCGGCAACAACCTCGTTGTTTTCCCCGAGGAAGGTCAGATGGTGGCGGAGGTGACTGACCCTGTGAGCGTGGCGCACATGAAAAACCTCAACACCATCTCGACCTTCCCCATAGCGATGATGGACAGGCCGGGCGGAGCATTGCTCATCCAGCTTCCCTGGACAGAGGAAGGGTGTCGTATCCTGCAAAACATGGGTATCGACACCGTAGGTGCTTCGCCTATGTATCACGCCACGGATACGCCTCTTGTCGAAGGAAAATTCAAACCGCTCAAGCACCAGTTGCTCACCGCTGCCTTCCTGACTTTGTACGACAAGAGCTATGTCTTGTCTGAGCCCAGGCTAGGCAAGACAGGCAGCATCATTCTGGCTATGGACTATCTTCAGCGGCACCGCGCATTGACCGGTGGTGTCCTCATCATCACGACGTACACCACCATCCATAGCGTTTGGGCCAGTGGTATCAAGGAGACGCTCCCCAACGCCATCGTGCAGATAGTACATGGCCCGACGCGCGCTGCTGACCTTCAGCGTCCGGCTGATTTTTATGTCACCAATTACGAGTCGGTACGTCTCGATGATAAAGCATTCCGAGACGCTGTCAGGGATTCTCGTATCGGTGCCGTCATCATCGACGAACTGACACATCTCGGGAATCCTGAGAGCAAGCGGAGCAAGGCCATTCAGAAGTTGTGCCAGCGAGTGCGTGCAGACTTGCGTGTCGTCGGCATAACCGGTTCTCCGGCTGATGACCCTGAAGCTGTGTACGGCATGGTCAAGTGTGTCACGCCGACGCGCCTGCCGGTGACTACCAAGACGGCATGGAAAGACCTCGTGATGTTCAAATGGGGCAGCCTGCCGTGGCAAAAGGACACCCGGGCCAGTGCGAGTCAGACCATATTCAACACGATGCAGCCCGCAATCAGGTTTAAGAAATCCGAAGTCCTCGACTTGCCGCCCATCACAGAACAGGTGCGGAGCTGTGAGCTCACCAAAGAACAGGAGCGGCATCGTGACAAGCTGCGGGTCGATGCCCTGACCATCATGGCCAATGGCGAAGTCATCACGGCGGCCAATGGCGGTGTTCTTCTCCAGCGTCTCATGCAGATATATCTCGGAGTCCTCAAGGGTGGTGATGGGAAGGCCATCGAGCTCGACCATGCCCCCAGGACACAGGTGATACTCGACGCCATAGCTGAGACGAATCGCAAGGTAGTCATCTTCTGTTCCTACATCGCCGGTGTGCGTATGCTCACCAAAGAGATAGAGGCCGCAGGTTACACGACGGCATTCATAGACGGTAGTGTCACCGGTCAGAAGCGGGCTGCCATCCTGTCGGACTTCCAGAACGCCAAAGACCCTCATGTTCTGGTGTGTCATCCGACGACGGTAGGTTTCGGTACGGAATTGTCTGCTGCGGATACGATGATTTTCGCGAACCCATTGTTGCTTGGGGGCTTCGCCTATACACAGGCGCTCGAACGCCTGAGTTCCGTGCGGCAGAAGGCAGACAATATCAACATCATCCACATCGTAGCATCGCAAGACGAACGCCGTATATTGCGCAGGCTCCAAGCCGGACACTCGGAAGCTATGGACATCGCCGGGCTGTTCGATGCTTTTGTCAAAGGAAATGATTGACAACAGACCTGTGTAGATATATCCATTTTTATGGAGACAGTACCATGAGAGTAAAATCACAGGAATTTATCGACTATCTGCGTGAGGTTCTGCCGCCTTTCTTCGCCCGCAAAGATGTCGAAAAATTCACCCAAGGCATCATCACCCGTAAACAACTGGAGATGCTGGACTACAGAGGCACCGGTCCCACTTGTAGCAAGATGCGCACCAGGGTCTACTACAAGAAAGAGGACTTCATCGCATGGCTTGAACGCGCCGAAGGAGAATACCGTGTCGAAGACTATACGCAATATGGCGTCCGAATTGTCCGAAATTCGGGCGAAGAAGAAGGCTCTCCAAGATAATCTCACCGACATCATGGAGCAGGAAAAGGAACTTGAACGCAGTATCCTTTTGGAACTCGCTGCTGCCGGGTCGTCGTCCATGAAGATAGATGGCGTGGGCCGTCTTGTGGTCAAGGAAAAGGTCCGTTACGAAATAGCGGACAAGGAAGCGCTGGCCTATGCCGTGCTGCGCGGCATGGTCGAGAATGCTGAACAGGGCTTTGCTTTGAGTGATGGTCTGCTGTTGCAGCAGCGCGTCGCTGCCCGCAACTTCGAAGAACGCGCCGAGCGTGCCGGTCTCGAAGGCGAAGCCTTTGATAACTACATCGTGTCATGCGGCCTTCGCCGTGTGGCAGAACCCTCCCTCAATTTCACCAAGGAGAAGAACCATGAGTGAGACCAATCTTGTTCCTGTCGTCGTCAATAACCAGCCCCCTGTGCTCGCCGACGGGCAGTTCTCTGGTGTCGTTGACACCCTGATGGACAACGCTTTCTCCGGCTTCGGCGCCGGGCTGCGTATCCTCAAGCCGGGGAAGATGAGCTTCAAGCTCATCGAGAATCGTCAGGAAGTCGACATCCCCAACGGTCAGGTCTTTGGCGTCCTTCTGGGTGTGGCGCCTTGCAACTACGCTTCGTGGTATGCCAGACAGTATGCTCCCGGGCAGGAACCGTCTCGCCCTGACCTCGTGTGGATGATGCCTACGGCTGACACGTTCCCCGATGCGCTTCCTCCTGAATACCACCAGAAGGTGAGCGTCAACGGTCAGGAGCGCTGGGGTTTCCGTATCGCCAGACGTACTGTGTGGGCCCTGATGACCAACCAGAACGGGCAGTTCTACCTCGACCTTGAACGTCCCGTCGTCCTGGACATCACCAGCACCAGCCTCTACGGCAACTCTGACCCGCGCAGCAACAGCTATCGCTGGGGTGGCATCAAGGGCTTCTGTGACCGTCACAGCCAGCCCGGGGTTTTCCGCTGCAACCCGGCCATGTTCGTGACCCAGATTATCCTTGACCCGCAGAGCCCTGTCTCCGGCGTCATGCTGTTCCGTCCCAACCTTGACCAGAACGGTAATCCGGCTTACCTTGACAGCCAGACGTATACGTCTGTAATCCAGACGGCCAGCACTGAGCGCATCACTGAAATGCTGCGCGTCAACGAAATCCTGACCTATACCCCCAATGGTGTCGGTGCTATCCAGCCCGTCCCTGCGGCGGTCAATATCGGCAACAGTGCGCAGGTTATGCAGCCCATGGCCCAGCCGATGCAGCAGCCCATGGCCCAGCCGGTGCAGCAGCCTGCGCCTCAGCCGGTGCAGCAGCCCATGGCCCAGCCTGCGCCTCAGCCGGTGCAGCAGCCCATGGCCCAACCTGTGCAGCAGCCCATGGCCCAGCCCACGCCTTCTGGTATGAATGACATGCTGTCCCGAGCTGCGGCTGTGCTGGATGGTGCTCCTGCTGCCCAGCCTGCTCCGGCCCCGGCTCCCGCTGCCCAGCCTGCTCCGGCTCCCGCTGCCCAGCCTGCTTCGGCCCCGGCCCCCGCTCCGGCCCCCGCTCCGGCCCCCGCTGCCCAGCCTGCTCCGGCCCCGGCTCCGGCTGCCCAGCCTGCTCCGATTCAGGCCAATGTGAGCAAGGAAGCCTCTGATGCCCTCACGGGCATTTTGGCTGATGTTGCCGGTTACTAGTTGACAGACAACTTGTAGACGGCTATATAGGCTCCATGAGGTGGTCGACCAAACCACTTCATGGAGCCTCAACCTGAACAAGAAGGTTTTCACGGAGGCGGGAATCGAGGGAAGTCTGGATTTATGAGGGCTTGAAGCACCCTCGTGTCCGCCCAGACTGAATGGTGGTTCTACTGAGATTCCCTCCTCCCTGAAAACCTTCTTTTCATAGGACACAGCGTATGCTTCAGCAAACAAGACGTTTCCTTTCGAGTCTGCTCCCCCCGCTCCCTCCCCGTGAAGACTCTTTCAGCTTCCCCACATATTTTTCTCTGGGTATCAAAGACGGTTCCCGTCGGCAGAGCCCTTGCCCCAGTATCGACGACATAATCTCCGAAGGATTTTCCCTGTCGTCACAGGGCTACAACGCCTACTTCGCCCTCGCTTCTTTCGCTGATGGTGCGGCAGGTCGCAAGCAGGTGAATGCGCGTACCCTCAAAGCCTTCTGGGTTGACCTCGATGTCGGCAAGCAAGGCATCTCCTACCCTACCATCCAGTTCGCAGCCTTTTGCCTGAACCGTTTCGTGCGCGAGACGGGTCTCAATCCGTCGTGGATTATCCATTCCGGTAAGGGCCTGCATGTATATTGGGCCCTGTCTGAACCTGTGCCGGTCTCCTGGTGGCGCCGTGTCGCTTTCATGCTGGAAAAGGAATGCTCCGCTTTCGACCTGTGGGCTGATCCCGCTTGCACCAAAGACCCGGCGCGTGTCTTACGTCTTCCCGGGACCCTCCATCAAGGCACTGGAAACACCGTATCCGTGGTTCGGGAGACCGGCTGGGTATGGGAGCCGCACAAGTTCGTAGAAGTCATGCTGACTTCGATGGCGGAGAAACATCCCGATGCCATCATCAAGCTCAAGGCGGAGCTCAAGCCTGCGGTTCCTCAGAACATCGCGCAGACGCCGCAGCCTGTGGCATTGACCGGCAATGCTCTATTCTCCGACGGCATGGGGTTCACATCTTCCGCACCAGTGGCGAAGTCCGAACCCATAGTGCGCGGCTGCCGTCAGATGCTCTTCTCCGGTAAGGGGCAAGAGCCGCACTGGTATGCCGCCATGTCCGTGTTCAAGCGCTGTGTGGACGGCAGGGAGTGGGCCCACGCTGTGTCGGCTTTGGATAAGGAACGCTATAACCCTGCGGACTGTGACGCAAAGTTCGACCATGCCCCTGATGACGCTCCTGCCCGGTGCGACCGTTTCGACAGCTTGAATCCCGGGGTATGTCCTACATGTCCGCATTGGGGCAAAATCACATCCCCTGTGCAGTTATGGCGGAAGTCGCAGAATGCCGGTGAAACGTTCGTGCAGCAGCCTGTGGCCCAGCCGGTGCAGCAGCCCATGGCCCAGCCTGCGCCTCAACCGGTGCAGACCATGCCGCAACCTGCGGCCCAGCCGGTGCAACGACTCATCATACCGGAAGTCTTCGACCACCCGCGCATCGGGTTCCGCAGCAAGCGCTACAGCGTGGATGACAGAGGATGCATCTGGCACAAGTCAGAGAAACAGGATGACGGTTCGTGGGTGACGACAGACCATATCCTCACCACATCCCAAGTCTATTACATCAAGTCGGAATGGACATACACGAATGGTGTTTCTGAGCGTTCGCATTGGTTCGAAGTGCGTCACAAGCATGGGGCTGTCGAACTGATGCGCCTGCCTGCTTCCACGCTGGCAAGTAATCAGAGCCTTATGGCCGCGCTCAATTCTTCCAACATCCTCTCGTGTAACCTTGACATGTACACCCCTAAAATATTTGCAAGTTTTATGAACAGCTACCTTCGCAGTGTTTTGGAAAACGGGTACAGTACAGAGATTCAGACGCGGGATGTGTTCGGGTGGACGGACATTACCGACCCCGTGACGAACCAGCCCACGTTGGGTTTTGGCGTGGGTCATGGTGTCATCACAGATACCGGCATCCACGACATGGTCTACAAAGGCTCGGCTGAAAAGCTGGCGAAGAAGGAACTGTCCATCAAGGGCGACCTCGACAAATGGAAGTACGTCCCGCAGATGTACCGCATCCTCAACCAGCCTGCTGCCCAGCTCGCTATCTGCCTGTCCTTCGCGGCTCCGCTCATGCACTATGGCCCGGGCGTCGTGCGTTCCGCTGCTTACTCTTTGTGGAGCACCACATCCGGCAAGGGCAAGTCGCAGGTGTTGTGCTCTGCTGCATCCATCTGGGGGCACCCTGAAGAGCAGTTCGTGCAGCGTAATTCTTCTGCCGTCATGCGGATGCGGAAAATGGCCGTGCTGAACAATCTGCCCGTCTACATGGACGAACTTTCGGACATGAAAGACGAAGACCTCTATGCCCTCGCCTACAGCCTCATGGGCAATCAGGAGAAGCAGAAGCTCAAGAGCAATGGCGCTGAGATGGTCGACACCGGTTCATGGTCTACGGTCACGTTCATCACGTCGAACAAGTGCATCAAGGAAGCCGTTGCCCGTCATGCCGGGGATTCGGAGGCCAGTATCGTGCGCGTGATGGAATACGAATGTGACTTCCCCTCGTATGCCGACAAGCCGGAAGTGCAGGAATACATCCATGCGTGCATGGACGCCTGCAAGACGAACTATGGCCTCGCCGGGCCCGAGTTCATCTATCAGGTCTTGAAGCACAGAGACCGGCTGGCGACGCTCACGCAGCAGGTAGAGACGTGGTGTCGTAAATACGGCTTCGACAACTCGGAACGCTTCCTGAGCTATCCCTTGGCGATGGCGATGAAGGCCGGGCGCTGGGCTGTGGAGTATGGTCTGTTGGACTATGACATGGATGCGCTGGAGAACTGGGTCATCAATGTCTTCGTTCCGCATAACCGTCGCAGCACCGAAGCGAATACGTCTGACCCCGTGCATATGCTGACGACGTACCTCATGGAGCGCCAGCTCAATATGTTGGTGGTCAGGGCCAACCATCGTGACAAGACCATGCCCGAGCAGCCGCATGGGGTACCGGACAAGTACATCGTGAGTCTGCCCAACAATAGGGACATCACCATGCGGGCCGTGCTGGCGACGCAGGAATTGTACATCTCGCGTTCCGACCTGCACAAATGGCTCAAGGCCCAGAAGCATTCGCCTTCAAATCTCTGGAAGCGTCTCGAAGACAGAGGCATCACAGCCAAAGATACGACCAAGAATTTTGGTGAGAATATCGGCTGGATGCAACTCCCCAATACACGCTGCTACAGGCTCGACGCGACAAGCGTGAAGCGGCTTGGCTTCAACATCAAGGATGCCCCGGCCCTTGAGGCCACGGCAAACATAAAAGTCCTGTAAATACCAAGGAGAACAGCACCGTGTTTTTCAGCAACGTCCGTAATGACATGACCGAGTTGAGGATTTTCCATCACAACGAATTTGGCAGTATAGCCGTCGTGCTGGACAGGGCGTTTTACCCCTGGTTCTTTGTCGATGACATCTGGCGCATAGCCACAGCTTGCCGAGCCGACCGTGCGCATTATACCCACAGCCGCACGATAGCGAATGCAGAGGACGTGAATCTGTTCTGGGGATATTTTGCCGGAAGGCGGGAGAGCTCGAAGCGCTGTTTCCGCATTGCACCGTTCGAGGATATGCTGCACGCCATGTATGGCTGTGTCGAATATTACAGTGACCAGGCGAAAAATTGGCTGTATGATGTCCTTGAACGTGTCGGGATAGAACATCATGACTACTGGAACGCGACGTACTACAGGGTCGAGGACTACCCTTTGTGGCCCGTACCTGTCGAAGACTACAACGCGCTCCACGATAAGGTGAAAGAGTTCGTCCTCAGCGGAGGGGCGAACCTGTACCGAGGGCCGCGCTTTATCTACGACAGCGAAAAGAGCGTCAAGGTTCCGAAGTTCAAGTTCTGCCGCACGGTACTCGTTGAGTACGCATCCTGGATGAACACCACACAGAAGGCATAGATAGAAACAAGAAAGCCCCCTCATGTCGACCAATGCGGGCGGAGTGTCGACATGAGGGGGCTTTTTTTGTATCCGGCATCCTGGGGGGAACGGGAGGTAAAACCAGGACGACGGAAATGTTTATTCGGCGATGTCGATGGTGATGGGGATACTGCTCACAGCCGTACCATTGCAGTTCGTGGCGCACACGCTCATGGAGAATTGTCCCGATACGTTCGGTGTGCCGGACAGTGTGACCGTGTTGGCCTTGGTCTCGACCTGCATCCAGTCAGGAGCGCCGTTCGCCCCCAAGGTCATAGGCATCGAACCCTGGAACGCCACATGCCCCATCCACGGCTGGCCCTTCGTACAATCCGGGAGCGCATAACCCCCGACTTCTACCGGTTCACATTCACAGGGACCTTCGCAGCAGGTGTAATTGCACACAAGGTCTTTGATAGCGGCGATGATAGTGGGCGAAACGGTGCGGATACAGGCGCCGTATGCGAACGCTTGGGGTTTGGTGCCCCCGATACCGCGTTCCAGCAGCAGTGTGCCGTGGTCGTTCCGCACCTTCACGGTCTCCATATCGGTGTCGCCGACGATGGACAGGTAGGTGTAGTCGTCTTCACCACTGAGCAGGTCGAGAAGGTCAGCCTTGGCCTTCCCGACGATAGGCAGGTCGAGGTCGCTGGCTTCGAGCTTGCGTATCAGGAATGTGGCGAAATACTTGTTTTTGAACACGACTGTGTCTCCTGTCTACTTGCTTGCAGCAAGTCTGTGTTCAAGTTCTACTACACGCCTTTCGAGTTTGGCAAGCGCTTCTTCAGAAGCGAACCCGGTATGCCCGCTGTTGGCGTAGTCGAGGTTGGACAGTGCGCGATGGTCACTCGTTCCGGGAGGGCCGGGAGGGCCCTGCTTGCCTGGGGAGCCGGTTCTCCCGGTAGCTCCCGGGCGTCCTTCCGGGCCCTGCTTTCCGGGCGGGCCAGGGTCGCCCTTCGGGCCAGGGTCGCCCTTCGGGCCAGGTACCCCGCGCAGACCGCGCTTCCCAGGGATACCTTGTCTGCCGGTTTCACCAGGAGGGCCGGGAGGGCCGGGAGGGCCCTGCTTGCCGGGAGGACCGGTGAGACCCTGCTTGCCGGGGGAACCCGGTTCCCCTTTGGGACCAGTCTTACCGGTGTTGCCGGTGTTGCCCTTGTCGCCCTTCAGCGGTTCGCCCCACCGCAGGAAGCAAGGCGAAGAACTGTCAAAGATGAGAGCTTGTCCATCCTTGCCACCGGGCGGGATACCGATGACGGGATTGACAGGGTAGCCTTCATCGCAACCGTAAGGGATGTCGTGCCGTGCCATTTATACCTCTTCGTCACACGTCCCAAGCATGAATTGTACCTGGGCCATGTCGATAATGTGTTCACTGCATCGAGGACCGTAGTCTATATCGAACCGCGCCAAAACGCAAAACAGCGGCTTGGGGGGCAGGTGCACCGGAGAATGGATACTCAGGTCAGGAACACACGGAGAATCAACAGGATGCGGTGTATCACGGAGGGTGCGGAGCATTCGGAAATCGAGTGGCTTGTTGAGTGCCGGGTGATACTGCAACACACCGGTGTAGCGTCCCCAAGGCAGTGTGCGGAACACATCGGGGATACGGAACTCCACAGTGCCATCTTCTCCCCAGGAGAATGCTCTGCATACGATAGGGGCGAAGTCAGGCGGTGCAGGATTCGCCACATCAACATCGACGCGATGCCCGGGCCAGCAACCGTGCAGATACCACGGACTTCCGCCGGTGTGACACCCGCAGGCGCCATCATTGTCGACTTGCCCGGGCATGATGGTCAGTATGACGTTGCGCCAGTCCTGCAAGATGCGATTGTTACGCCAGTCTTTGATACGGATACCGATGCGGGTGACATCTTCGGTGAGCGACAGAATCATCCTAACCCCTCGTCTGGTAATAGTTCAACGCGCTTACGGCTGCATCGTATAGGTTCCCGGACGAAAGCTCAAGGTTGGCGAATGCGGTACGCAGTTCTTCCGAGTCTTCCATCGCGAGCCACCTGTCCTTGTATTCCTTGTTGAAGTCCATGCCGTTCTTCCGAAGCGCTTTGTCGGTTTCCCAGATGAGCAGGTAGTCGGAAATCTCTTCCGGGGTGAAACCGATTTTTTCAAGCTGGGCCTGACGATAGGCTCTGGCGTCGACGCTGCGGTCAGGTGACGTTATCTTCACACCGGAACGCCGGATGCGGGATTCATATTCATCCTTGGCGTTGTAGTACAAAAGCTGGCTCGACTTCCCGGCATTCCCGAACCATGTGGACGTACCAAGTCCACGCAGCAGCGGGTGCATGTCACGAAATTCGGACATGCTCTGCGACCCTTTGTAAAGGGCTTCGTCTTCCACGGCACCCATGACCATGCGCAGGGGACCGGTGAGGATGCTCTTCGCCATGTAGCGCAGTTGTTCAGGAGCGAAGTCGATGCCGGTCTCGCTGTTGAGGCGTTTCGCCATGTTGTGCCAGATGACCGGGGTATTCGTTCGGCCCGTAGACGACAGCGCCGTCGTACCCTGGGAAGACTCGCGGGTTATCTCTTGCCCGAAATACGACCGGTTGATGGCAACATCGACAAAGGGGCGCAGGGGCGGCGGGCAGAGAAACGCTGCCAGATAATCGGCAGGATGTTCCGTGAAGCGATAGTCGGGCCAGTTGCCCGGCATAGTGTTCTTGACCGTGAGGAACAGCGTATCGAAGGCCAGGTCTTGCGGAGACATGAGACCGCTCGCCACACGTTCCTGACCAACGGACAGCATGGCCGCTATCTGCGGCAGACCAAAACCGACAGGGAAGCGGACGAAGTCTCCCTCAGACCCCATGCCGATGGGTATGCCGCGCACCAGCTCGGACAGCGACATGGCATCCATACGATACTTGCCATTCTCATCCCGGCCAAGGGATTCCCGGGCCAGCGGGTACAACATGGAATAAGCCCCGTAGGCAGCAAGCAGGCCCATGTATCCACGCATCCCCTGTTTGATGATGTCACCTGGGGTACGCGCACCGAGACCCAAGGTGCGGGCCAGGGCCACACCAGATTCCACAGTGGGTACGACATAGGGAAACAGGACGCGAAGGTACGGCGTCAGTTCACCACGATGGCTCAGGTTCATCATTTCCAGCACGCCACGGGCCGCACGGCTTGCCGGTACTCCGGCTTCGCGCAGGGTGACGAACTGGGCAAAAGCACCCGCATTCTGGAAGAAGTCGTTCCAGCCATCCAGTACCCGCATGACTTGGTTCTTCGACGTGCCGAGACTTCTCAGCCAGCGTGCTACGCTGGGGCCCCCATAACCGACGATGGTCTTCTCCAGTCGGGAAGAAGCATCCGGCAGTCCAGAGATGGTCCCGGATTCTTCGACCGGAGACCGCTGTCCCTGGATGTATTTTTGGAACAGACCGCCGCGACGGTATTCATCCAGATATTTGTATATGGGACTCGATTCGTCGAGCCTGCCTAGCATGATGTCCAGCAAGGCTTTGGATGTCCTCGGCGTGTTCGCCAGCACTTTCGCTGCCAGAGAGCTGCCTTTGATGCGAGTGCCGTCTTCAGCATAATAGTCACGATTCACCATGTTGGATGCACGTTCCATCACATCACGAGAACCGGACAACGGAGCGAACAGAGGCGAGAACCGCGTATTGAGCTGGCTGACAAGACTGGTGAAACGCCCGGCAGCTTCGACCGGCAACCCGGCGCTGCCCAGCTTGTAATCACTGGACATGGCATTGTTGAGCATTTCACCGGTGAGACCGGATTCCACATGGGACCACTTGGGGTCGAAGCGAAGGTAACGCCTTTTGATGACAGTCTCACCGTCAGCAATAGGCGTAGGTACATCTGCCACGATACCACCCCCGGTAAGGAGCTGGTCAGCGATGGCGCGCTGCTTGGGGTTCGTGCTGTGAGCCATCCGCATGAGGGAGGCGTAATCGTAGGTCTTGATACCAGAAGCGTCGATAGCGCCGGTCTCCAGCAGATGGTCAGCAACGGCGAACATGTTCACAGCAAACTCGCGGGAACCGACTTCGGTCGCCGCCCGGTTGATGTAGAAGAACAGCGTGTCATACGCGCTGTCAGGACGGGACGACCGACCCTGGATGGCGTAGTACGACCCGGGGTTGTATGCCGTGCTGTCGTTCGATACACCGAGCAGGTTGCTTTCACGGGTTCTGATAGCGACGTAATGCTCGAACCCGGGGAAGCTGTCCAACACTTCTCGCGAGACGACACCAGCCTTGACGCGCTCTTCAAGCACCATGTTGAAAAGACCGGAGATACCATCAGCGATGGTGTCGGCTTCTTCTTTGGAAAGACCGGTCTCTCGCAGGATGCGGTCCATCTCGAACTGCGCTTCCCCGTTGGTGTAACCTGCGGACACGAGGTCTTCGGGGAGGTCGGTAGTTTCGTCGATGAAGTCTTCGAGCTGTTCGATGTTGCGCTCCAGCTCCATCAGACGCTTCTTGTCCCTGCCGTTCATGTCAGGGCCCTTGCTCACGATGTCTTCAGCTTCATCCATCCAGCGCCCGAGCAGCAAATCGTTGGTCTCCGGGATGTGCCTGCACACAGCGTAGTGGCCCATAACACGCGCAAGGTCTTCCAGGCTGCCCGTCCAACCGATACGACGGGCAACAGGTTCGAGCGATTGTGTGAAGCTCGCGACACGGTCGCGCATGAGCAGATTCAGTGCGCGTACTTTCTGAGGCGTCTGGTCAAAGATGCGCCAGAGAGTGTTCTCGTTCGTCGGGCGGTTGGCCTGGTCAGCAAAGAGCCTGGCCCATTTGGCGAAGCCACCGCGAATGTTCACGAACTTCGTATATATACCATTCTGGAAGTTCAACCACCACGAGGCAGCACCAAGACTAGTGTTCGTCGCCATGCGAACGGCTTCATCAAATTCTTCGTTACGCCTGGACACGGCTTCATCAGCCAGCTCTTTCATGCGCGCCATGCGGGCGGCTGCTTTGCGGGCAGCCGCCTGGTCGGAAGCGCTGGGTTCTTCCGCCGTGTATTGGGTAACACGAGAAAGCTCATCGAAAGACGCATAGCTGTCTTCACGTTCACGCTGCTCTCGTGCCGCATGGAGTGCTTCATCACCAGCAGGGTTCCCTGCACTATCCATACGGGAAGCCTGCTGCGGGCCGAAACCCGTGGGGTTATCAAGTCCGGCCCGCAGGAACTCGGTATCGTTAGGACATTCAGCCATGTCTGTTATCCTCAGCACTTCCGTGCGCGTTTGGTGACTTTCTTGACAGCTTCAGCCGTGGTCAGGGAACTGTCTGTCTTGTTGACATTGAAGCCCAGGTCATGTGCCATGGACTTCCAGTTGGACTGGATGTCGGCAAAATCCTGCGTGTCGATGGACGGCAGGTCTGTATTTTTACGCAGATAGTTGAGGGCCTGGACTTCTTTGTCTGTCAGCTTGAGCCTGGGATTCGCTTCCTTGGTCAACAGGCGCAGGACCTTGCCGTACCCCATGTTGATGTCGAGCTTGGGAGAATTGAAGGCATCACGCATGACCTGCTCAGGGATTTCACGGATAAAATCAGTGATGTCTCCCAGAGATACGGGGTCAGCTTCCAGCGCTTCCAGATTGGCGGCTTCCTTGGCGGCCACGGCCTGAGCTTTCTCTGCTCGCTGCATGGCGTCCAGGATACCAGCTTGCGCCGCTTCCTTCGGGTACTGCTCGATAAGCGGTTGGAGAGCGTCGCGGGCTTCTTTCGAAGTCTGCGTCGTCAGAGCCTTCGATGCCTGCGTGAAATAATCGGGCACCGGAGGTGTCTCGATGGTCCCCAATACCGCATCCAAGTCATCATTGATGTAAGGAGATTCACCTCCGCGCTGTCTGGCGTACCATCCTAACGTGGAGGTCCCTGTAGAATGTCTGTCACCATGACGATGTATCGGAGCAGCGTTGGATATAGCATAGAACTTCTCCGCGTCGCCTAGAGAATCCAGCAGAGCTTTGCCCAACATCAGGTCGTCGAAGAGCGCGGCACTGGAGGTCGCGTTCAAATCTACCCGGGAGAAATCCAGCTTTCCGTAAGGATTTACTCGGTCCCGGACGGGAACCTTAGCCCTGGAGCGTTTGTTGCTGCCAGTGTTTGCTGCATCCCCACCATCGCTCTTCCCTGCGCTTCGCGCAGTCCGAGGGCTTCCTGTGCTCTCACTTGCCGTTGCAGGCTGCGCGGCTGCATCGCCAGCACTTCGTTCTCCGTCGGCTGGCGCGGCTTTTCGAGCCCTCTTGCGGACAATAACTCCCGCATCCGGCGCAGGCGTTCCGGCAACCTGTGCCGGGGCCCCATCATCCCCTCGTTTTGCAACCGGCGAACCGCCATCAACAGCTTGTGCAGGAGCGGCAGCGGTAGCGGTTCCAGCATCGGGCGCGGTACCGGGTTCCCCTGTAGCAGCAGTATCAACACTTTCTGCAACAGGTCGGTTCGTTGCGTCTTGTCCATCATTTCCCACGACGGCAGCTTGTTTGCTTCGGCTGCCTCTTTTACCGGGTCGTGTCGGTTTTGCACCATTGGTGGTGTCCTCCTGGGAAAGTTCTGCGGCCAGTTTGGCAGCACTGTCTCGCAGCGTATTCGGCCCAAGCTGCTGCTCGAACCAGGGAGAAAGCTCCGCATAGTCGGCGGGGTTCAGCTCATCAATACGGGCCCAGACCTGCACGCGTTCAGGTTCCGTCAGACTGTTTCCGAACCGTCCGACATAGTCCTGGATAGCCTTGATGTCGGCATTGGGGAGGAAATCCTTCAATGCCTGACGGGCAGGCTCGACCACGGGCTGCTGCACAGGCTCGGCCACGGGCTGCTGCTGCACAGACTCGGCCACGGGCTGCTGCTGCACAGACTCGGCCACGGGCTCGGTCACGGGCTGCTGCACAGGTTCGGCTTCGGTCTGGCGTACCTTCGTGGGTATGGGCTGCCCCGTTGCATTGGGGGGTTCAGCAGCGACATGTTCGGGCGTGATGAGACGGTCGTTGAAAAGGTCGCTGAGGTACGTTTCATCATTGAGGCGCTTCGCCACTTCCTGAACGATTTGACGTTCGCGCCGCGACTTGAAAATATTGTTGAATCCCGGCATCGAGATGCGGCTGTTGACTTCGGCCCTGAGCTGTTCAACAGACATACCGGTGAACTTCAACATACCGCTGAGGTATTCCCCGATATAGATGTCGTTGAGAAGTTTGTCATTGGCCTTCACATCAGCGCTGTCCTGGGGACGTGTCGTGATGAAGTTGTCCGTTGCACGCTTATCGGTGAACATCGCTCGAAGCATATTGGCAGCATCATCGCTGATACCGATGTAACGCTTGTTACGACCCTCGTAAGGTTTGAACGTGGACGAACCCGTCGTCTTCGCTGCGGATACGGCTTCGGCTGCAGTGGATACACCTGTATCGTCAGAACCCGACGGACCGATGGGTTCGACAGGAGATGCGGCAGAATCCGCAGCATCGGCAGGAGGCTGCGTTGTGTCCGTCGTCCGTTCGGCAGGACGCCGCGATGTAGCCGGAGCGGCGTTGAACGGGGCGAACGGCACGCCGGTCACAGCACCAGCGAGAGCCGCATCCAGGACGTTCTCAGACAAAGGTGCAGCCAGACCGGTATTCTGGTTGAAGACTACGTTCTCACCGAATTGCTGCCCGGCATTCATCATGGCGCCTTCAAGCATGGAAGCAGGAAGGGCACGCACCGAACGGGCCAAAAGCCCCTGCGATGCGGCATCCGTACTTGCGTTAGCCAGCCGTTGCATGGCGCCACCGCCGATACCTCGCTGGGCCAAAGCAGCCGCACCACGAGAGATAGGCGCCAAGGCGCTGCGGGCGAAGACGCCACCAGGCAGCGCATTCGCAGCAAACCCGGTCAGACCGGCACTGGCAGAGCCCGCCTCGATAGCCTGCGTCTGCTGCTGGTCACTGAGGTTCTGGTCATTCACTACACGGCGCGTGTAGCTCCCGACACCAAAAGGCACACCGGCGAGGCCGCCAAGAACAGCACCACCCACGGCACCGCCAAGGGCCCCGGGAAGACCAAGTGCGGCGCCCAGAGCGCTACCAGTCTTGGCACCGACGACAGCACCAGCAAGACCGGCGCCCAGGTCGCCGATGGTATCGGCCATAGTATCGAGAGGATTGGTAACGACATGCGTGAGCGTACCAAGACGACCTTCAGCGCGCAGACGTTCCTGCTCCTGCCAGTAAGGGTTGGCAGCGATAGCTTGCTGCCTACGTTCTTCACCGCGTTTGGCGATGAGCTTCTTTTCTTCAGCAGAAGCCCCCAGCATATCGAGGTTGTCACCGAAGGTGGAGATACCTTCCTTGACACGGGAGAAGAGCGAACCCCAATCGTTATCTTCGATAGCGCGCAACTGCTGCCTTCGTGCCGCTTCGTGCTCGGCCAGCCCTTCGCGTATGAGTGCAGCAGCAGGGATTTTGAGCGTCTTCTCAAGGCGAGGGATGTCCTCTTTGCGGATGGATTCGAGGACTTCTGCCTGTCCTTCAGTAGACAGCTCAGGAAGATTGGCAAGTTTCTTGGATACGACAGGGTCGTTCGACAAAGCAAACTTCGCCCTGTCATTGGTCATGGCCTCGAAGTTTCGGGTAGCCAGTTTTTCTGTGCCACCATAGACAGGTTCATAGATGGGGTTCCCCTGTTCATCGAGACCACGGTAAATGTGATACACCTTACCAGCGCCGCGTCCCCCTCCCGCACCGCCACCACGCTGTCCGCGAGCCATTGCGGCATACAGCATAGACAAGGACCTCAAGTCCTTCGTGTAGTCGGGGGCTTCGAAAGGACGTATGTTGACAGTGGGGAGGGAAAACTGCGGCATGATGTTTACTCCAGGGTAACGGCTTCGATGATGCGACGCAAATCAGCATCATAAGGAGAGACATCACCAGAGACGACACTTTTGGACGTGCTGTCTTGACCAAGCTCACGCAAAGCCGATTCGAGCATATACATATTCTGGTGGTACTGTTCGTCGTCCATGAACTGCGTCTTATCGACAGTAGACGCACCGGACTCAGCACCCTTGATGGTATCCAAAAGCATACTCATGGTCTAGTCCTTACTGTGCCACCGTGGGCGCAGCCTGCTGCGGCTGCCGGATGTAGTCCTTACCAGACAGGAGAGCGGCGAGCAGGGCGGGCAACTGCCTGTAGGGCGGGAGCTGGTCGATGTCAGCCGCTACACGGCCCCAGGTGGCAGCAGTGGAATTGGGGTCATAGGTGGGCCCAAGCCGCTGACCAAGCTCCCGGGCCGAAGGCAAGCCGCCAAGAACCTGCGCCGTGCGCGGGTCTCTGGCAAGGGCCATAGCCTGCGACATGATTTCACCTTCATCATAGGACATGTCGATAGGACGGTCAGGATACACCACCGTCTCGACAGGCGCAGGCTGGGCAGGTGCCGGAGCCGTAGCACGCACTTCTTCTTTGAGCGGGAAGGGACCTTCCCCGGAGAGTTTGAGGCCGCGACGCTGAACAGGAGCGGCAGGTGCGGCAGGCGCGGTGCGCTGGACAGGGGCAGCAGGCGCGGCACGACGAACCGGCGTGGTAGCCTGCTGGAGTGCGGGACCGACAGGCACCTGCATGAACGGCATAAGGCCGGGCATCTCTCGCATCATGGGGTCGATGACAGCACCGTTCACCACATGCGGGTATTGCGACGGGAATCCGACCAACGGTTGGACACCGACATTTCCGTAGGGGTCCATGGTGGTGCGAAAAGCTGCCGTGGCATACGGGTTACTCTGCTGCATCACCGGAGGCATACCGGCGGCCTCGTATCCGGCACGCGCACCAGGGGCAGAGTAGTGCGCCCCGGACGCCTGAGTGGCGACCATGCCGGGGACAGGGGCGGCAACATAACCACCAGCAGGAGCCGCAACCGCAGCTTGTGCGACGCTGTTGGCGAGCTGCATAGCAGGATGGTCGGCAGGAAGATACCATTCCTGCGCTCCCATGACGTTGTTGAGATGTTCTTCAGAGATGGCCTGTGCGCGGGCTTCAGCCAGAGCGCGCGCAACCGCAGGGTCAACAGTAGGCATACTGGAACTCCTTACATGGAAGAGGGGTTAGTCTGCGAAGGAACCGCGCCGCCGAGACCACTACCGAGCAGGGCACGGTACAGTGCGATGTCCATGGGATTCAACCCGCCGCCAGCAGCCCCGGCACCGGCCAGCATACCCGGCATCTGCCGGTACATGTTGGCGAGCAACTGTTGTTCGAGCTGGGCATTCTGAGGGGCGTACAGACTGGCGTAGTAGTTGCGGGCCATGAGGGCCGGATGCAGTATCCAGTTCTGTGCCGTGGTCATGCGATTGTTCAGTACACCAAGCCCCGAATTGCGGGCGGCGTCATAAACAATTTGCATCCGGGGATTGAACGTCTGTTCGGTGAAGGCATTCTCGAGTTGCCCTGCCTGTACCTTGTTGTACTGGTTCAGGTCGTTCCAGTTGTCTTGCACAGCCATCCGTTCCCCTTCGACGAAACCGGGAAGGGCCCGTCCGATGGCGGCGAAAAGATTACCAAAGTCCATATGTCATGCTCCTATATAGCGAGACCACCACCCGGGGCGGCAGGATTTGTAGCACCGGCGGCGAGCGAGACGATGCCGCCACTTTGACCGTTAGTGCCCAGATAGGTCGTAGGATATACGGTATCGAATCTGGCACCGTAATACCCCAACGCCATGCCGATACTGCCGAATGCCTTGTTGGCGATACCTGATACGTCGTTCATCAGGGAACGTGCCACATCCCCGTACTTCATGGCCATCGACCCAAGGTTGCGTCCGAGGTTGAGGACGTTCCCGCGCCGGTTCCAGCGCTGGTCGTTCTTGAAGTCCATGAACCAGGTGTCATCACGAAGGTTGTAATTTTCCGTATCCACCAGCATCAGACTGCGACCAAAAGACATCCGCGCCATCATGGACGGGTCGATGCACAACCGTTCGGCCTTGGCCCTGCGGGAGAGAAATGCCCCGACAGTATCGTAGGCACTGTTGACGGCATCTTCCGCCCGGGCCCGGTCATCGAGACAATCCATCTCCGCTATGGGCGCGGTGGAGACTTCTTGCAGCAGTTTCTCTTCAAGCGGACGGTACCTTTTATCGAACCTGTCCCACTTGTATTTTGCCTGCTGATAGTAGCCTTCAGCGAGGTCTTGCTGCTTGTCTGCTATCTGCCCCTGGATGGTGGCGTTCAGGGTGGCAATGGCTATCTGCGCTGCCTTGAAGAAGTTCGACCAGGCATTCTCACCCACCGGACCATATTCGGGTGCGGCCCAGTGGCAAAACCGCAACGCGTCCATGACACCCGGCTTGCCTTCATGCCCGGCGCCATGCAATGTCTTGTCTATCTTGTCGCCTGCGCCGTCGATGCTTTTGGAGACCTTGCTCGACGCCTGATTGATGGCATTGGCTACGGCTTGGGGGTTGGCACAAGTGCATTCAGCCATAGGTTACTACCCTCCTTTGGGCGCTTCGCGAGCAGGCTGTTGCGTAACGACATTACCGGCAAGATAGGTTGTATTATAATGCGTCGGGTTGCGGTTCAGTTCATAACCAAGATACTTGCCAGCGCCTACAAGACCCTGCCATGCCTGGTCAAGAAGGTCTCCATAGATGCCCGCTGATGCTGCACCGAGAGACACCACATCTGTGATGATGTCACGACCGCGCTTCGCCGTATTCAGCATCTTCTCGAACCGCACGTCGTTGCGCGTCTCGACATAGGCGCGCTCGTTACGATACCCCAGACCATCCGCCATAGCCACGGCATCGGCCTGGGCCATCATCACCTGCGTGAGTATGTCTCCACGCAGACCGGTGCAGTACCGGCTCAGGCAACGCATGGGTTTACGCAGCTTGCCCTGGAACTCTATCCACGCGCTCGTTCTGGCCCTCCCCCGCGCTATATCATACAAGGGTTCCGCCACTTCCAGATGCAAGGCTTCGTCTATCTCCTGGTCTTCGACGGGAGCATAGGCATTCTGGTAGTAGTCCATCCAGTTCTGGGCTATCCGCCAGTATTTCTTTGCCATTTCCCATTCTTGGATGGCGATGTCATAAGCCTTGTAGGCACTTATGGTCGCGGCAGCCAGAGCGGCAGCGGACAAGATTTCCCCAAAAAGGCTACGCTCAGAATCGTTTACGCCTCGTTTGGGGTTACACTCGGTATTGTATGCCATGACCATAAGTCAAACCTTCTTCTAGCTGTTGGTGTAGCGAACCTGCGTGGTGCGCGAAGCCTCACGCCAACGGATGCTCAGATTGGGGGCATGTTCGTGTTCGCCCAGAGAAATCCAGACTTCATCGCAACCCATGAAACGCACGGCATTTTCCATGTAGCGGAACAGTTCCGCCTCACACAGCTTGTCCCCGCCAGCGTACCAGTCTTCGATTTGGAACACCTGCGAGTTGTACGCCAGCGGGCGGAACGGGATGCCGATGAGGTACCCGACGGGCTTGTTCTGCTCATCCCAGGCCATGAAAATCTTCAGTGCCTTGGTGAACCAGAGCTGTGCGAACGTCTGCACGTTCATGTCGAACGGCTTGCCGTAGATGCGCTGCTTTTCGTTGACCCAGGACGCCGTGTAAAGCGGGGCGAACTCTCGCGTCAAATCGTCCAGGGCGATGTTGATGTCCTTGTCGGGTTCCAGAATGTCGATGCGATAGTCCATGGTGTCGTTCTCCTGTTAGCGCCCGTCGTTGACGGTGAAATGTGCTGTGCCGATGTCGATGAAGTCCACGGGCTCGACTCCGCGTAACGTCACAGTGTACCAAAGATGCCGTCCCATACGCTGGATGCGTACAGGTTTTTCTTCTCTGACCATCCTGTCCAGCATGACAGTATCATGCGGATTTTTGATGCGCACGTCTACAGGCCCGCCCCCGACTTTACAAGATACCGGTGCCCATGCCGCACCTCGCGCCGGGCCCGCGTTGTCGAGGGAGTTCTGCCCAACGGCATCGCCACCGGACGTAAGCGGTCTGCTGCGCCATGTGTATGGCCTGTACCACGCGGCACTGTCCCAGCCCCAGACCTTGTCATCTTCCAGCAGCAGGAGCTTGCCTGTGTTCGATGTGAGACATGCGACCGGTCTGTCGGACAATGTGACAAGCTCGGCACCTTTCATATCGCCGAAGGGGTCGCTGTCAATATCCAGCATGAACGTCACCACATCCGTAGCGAAAAAGAGGAAACCTTCCCAGTACGCCATGCGGATGGTATCGGGCTTGATGCGTTGCCAGTCTCGTTCACCAAACCATTTCTTCGTGATGACATGCCAGGAGCCGGTACCGGTGAGCAGGACAAGACCCATCGTGGATGCATAGATGAATCCGTGCCGGGTCATCACAGCGGCATTGGCATAGCGACAGCCGATGTCAGGCAATGGCGTGTCGATGCTGATGACTGGGGTGCATTTGGTATCATCACAGCTCGATATGTCGATGATGTACGGGGAACCATCGGTGGTGACATAGAGCTTGAAATCCTGCTCCCCCATGTGGATGATGTTATGGTCCAGAGTAAGGTCGTACTTCGCGGGCCAATTGTGCGGCTGAAAAACTTCCGACAGGAAGACCTTGTTGTTTCTCCACCCGGCAAGCCGGATGCTGTCCCGGACAGAGACCACACCTTGCATCCTGTCAGGCGGCATACGGTCTTCCTGGGTCTCCAGTGCGGCGCCGAGATAGGCTGTCTCAGTCGTATCAATGAAGGAAGACATCCCGACAGGCAGGGCAGCGACGAACAAGAACGCGGTCAGCTTCTTCTGCACCTTACCGTCTGCCGGTCTGAAACCGGTGGCGGCTCTATAGAGGTACACCCACTTGATGCCGTAACCTTCGGGCGGGTTGACTATCCCCGAAACCGTCACACCACTACCATCTTCGACCCGCACGATATTGCTGGCCGGGGACGGAGCGCTCTCTTCCATCCGGGCATTGACGTAGGTGTAGACATAGGCCCGGGCGTCGGCTTCACGACTGCACTGCTCCGGTGCGGAGGCCACGGGCGGATACATCGGTGCCGGTACGCCAGCATAGTAGTACACAGGCTGGCAGGAACGGTAGTTGGAGAGTTCCACGACTTCGAGTCCGTGACCTTCACGTCCTGTGATATAGAACGACAGGTGGTCAGGATTGAGGTCGGCGGCCATGACTTTGTCCGCCCACGACACCATGCAGCAGCCGTGCATATGGAACGACCGCGCATTCTCGACAGTATCATACAGGGGGAGCTTTTCACGCCACGCTTCCAGGCGACCATTACGCAGCAGTGCGTCGTGGGCCATGGTCGCCTGGGTCGGCGCCAGCGAATGGTCAGACAATCGCGGGATGATACCGCCGAAACTGGAGAGGGTGATATTCATGGGTCAGTCCCAGAGCTCTTCAGCTTTGTACTTGTTGACAGAGTCTACGCCGCCAGCAGGGCGTATATGGAGACTCACCGGATACCCGGAAGGGAACCCGGAATCCGAATGCAGGATGAGCTCATGCTCCCCTGCCATCCACACACCGGCGGGCTGCACACGCGCAAGGACGGTGGACGAAAAGTCGAGCGTGGTCTCGGCTGTATGCGGGTCATCGGTCCCGCTCACAGTAGTCTCAGCCGTGGCCGTGGTGCTGCACCGCAGGATGTTGGACTGAGGCGTACCATCGAGCCGGACCTGGAGCTGCGAAATCCATTCTCTGGTCGCGACGGTCAAGATGTCGATGACGATGGGCACGGCAGTGCGCAAGGTGAAACCGATGACCTGCCGCACGATGTCTCCAGCAGGGGCAGGGAGCAGAGTATGGATGGCATCAGGGCGTTGCGTATCTTCAATAGCCACCACAGAGCCAAGCGCGTTCAGCTCCACGTTGAAAGGTCCAAAAGCATATGTCTGCGCTTGGACGTTGATACTCCGCGTCAGATTGAAAATACGGTTCTTGAGGTCGAGCTGGATGTCATAACCACCGAGCTGGTAGATGCCTTCCAGCGCATTCGCCGGTTTGCTCAGAGAGACCGTAGCGATTCCGGTCTTGTTGTCAGTGGATACGTCTATGCCGTCACCAGGAACGAGGGCATTCACCGTGCCAGACGTAGTCGGTTCCGTGTATTCCACCAAATGACCGTATTGGTCAAAGCGCATACCGTTCACGGTGGTGTTGAGACCACCGGTCTTGTGCGCAATGACCAGAGCATCGTCAGCAGTCCCTGTGCCGGTGACGGTCACACCGCTGTTCCCCGCCACGACGCGCAAAGTCTCGGCAGAGATGTTGGCCCTGATGCGGTAGGGGTCGGAAGTGGTGCCGCTGCCACTGACGGCGACGCCATCCTCGCCTTTGATGGTGCACCGCACCAGAGGACGCCCGGAAGCATCGCAGGTGTAGAGATTACCGACCAGCGTAGAAGCATCACATAAGGAAACGTCTTCACCGGATGATGCACAATCGGCAGGAACTTCCGTACAAGACGGAGGCACATACAGCGCCACGTCAGCTTTCTCCAGACCAACGATACATCCGTCGGCTATGACGATGCGGTCGTAGATACCATCAGGCGGCGGCGTTCCGGGCTGCATCTTCAGGCAACCGTTCTCTTGCCACAAACGTCCTCCCCAGGGGAGACACAACGAAAAATCAGGGCAACGAGACGGAGCCTTCGATTCCTGGAGGATATTTCCGTCGCAATCGAATGACATACGGGGGGAACATTTATCTTTCATCAGTGTCACCTCTGTTGAAAGTGATACCGCATCCGTACTTAAAAGAAAAGAGCGCTTGACTTTACGGAGGCGCTGCGGTTAAATGGGCTTCGACGACAGAGATGCCGGACGGGCTGATGAACATGGTGCTGTTCTCCGCCGACGTGGTGAGACTCCGGTCTCACCACGTCACACATCTCTTGGTACGCTCGGCCATGTGCGCGTTATGAGCTTGCGGAAAGGCCCCCGTTTCCTGATGGGAACGGGGGCCTTCGTGTTTTTGTCTGGGATTAAAGGGCTCTGCCGAACCCCATCTTGATGATTCCGCGTTGTCCTTGCAAGGCAGCGTCCTGAGCCAGTTTGCCCAGCATACGCCGGAACTCGGCATACAATTCGCTGCCGACTTTGAGATTGGTCCACGGACGACCTGTGATGAGCATGATGGAAGCACGCGTCCCCATGATGAGGGCAGGAAAAAGTTCATGCTCGAACTGGCTCGGAAGAGCGCAGCTATTGCGCCCAGGGACCACACCCATGGACACGCGAAGTTCTCCGCCACAGTCGCACATGCACGCATGGAGAACTTGTTCGTCAGGGTCATACCAGACCTTGTCCCCATGCAAACGGGGCCATTCTTCTGTGGCTACGAGAGTTCTGCGTACATCATGGAGGCAACTGTCGCCGCTTGTCGGATGATGCGAAACGCCTGTCAGGGCCGTCATTTCCATCCCATCAGGCGATTTCACTGCATACCGAGTGACCCCAGGCTGCAATTTGATTCGCACCGTCCGCGTCACAAGGGGCGCCTTGCGGCACATCTCGATGGCAGTACGGAGCAAATAATAGTCGAACAGCTCCGCCGGAAGGTCTTTCCATTCGAACCGCAGTTCGGCATGGAACTCACTTAGCGGCGTTGTTGGAAACGGCTCGTACACGACCATCAGCATTTTCCTCCAGCAGTCTGCGGGCTGTCTCAGCTTCGACCAGCTTGAAATAGGTATCTCTGTGAGATGCCGCAAGCTGCGTGATGGTGGGGTTGTTTTCACTGTCCATGCTCAGGGCCCTGTACAGCATCCACTGCTTGACCATAGGCACGAGTGCAGCAGGGACATCGGTGTCGTCATCATACCCATCAGGGATGACATAGCACTCCACGAGGACATAGTGGTCGACGCGGTCAGACCGCGATACTCCGGGATATACCCGAAACATATTGTCCACCGTGGCACTGATGGAATACCCGGTAAGGGCCCCGCCGCTGTGACACTTCGAAGCAGGGCCGCTCCAGATGTTGTCTTCATCATCGGTCACACGGGACAGCTTGCGAAGAATCTGCTGCCCGTCCCGTGTGACTTCACCCAGGATACGTTCGATACGCTCGCAATCGCAGGTCTTCTGCCATACTTCTCCAGGAACCAACTTCACGATTTTGTGCTGCATGAATCTGTCGCTGAAGCGTTCGCTCACCATGAGCAGGGCTTCAGCCAGATAAGACTGCAACTGGGAATACACCCAATGCGTGAAGGCGTACCCGGGTTCCTGGTCATTGAGGTCCCGGGATACTTCCAGGATGATGGTAGATACCTTCATGGAAGATTACTCCGCAGACTGGAGCAGGGCCGCGATGTCGGCCTCGATACCGTGGTAGTAGGTGTCGAGAGGCTGGGCCGCGTAGGGCATACGGGTAGCTTCTTCAACACCTTTCGCGGTCGGGATTTCTTCCATCGTGGGCTTATGCTCACCAGAAAACGTCTGGGCCTGTTTGATGACCGTGGCCTGCGCTTCGGCCAGCAGAGCGTCACGTTCGGCAGGCGTGTATTCCGCCGGATTGACGGTGGCAAGCCACGCCTTGGGGTCTGTGTTGCCGTTGCTATCGCAGCATTCCATGATGTCACGCTGCTCGGCCAGTGTCGCATCCCAAGGAAAGACGATACCGTTCTTCTTGCTGCGCAGGTGCGAAGAACGCGGCAACGGAGGAACCGCGTTCTTCGCACCTGCGGCGTAAAGGGCTTGCTGCCGTGCAGTGGTGTCACGGACATCGAGGATGTTATGCAAGTCCTGGGGCGGGACAGGGGTGGCATCGCCGAGAGGCTGATACATAGTGCTGTTCTCCTTTGTATGGGTGGAGGGTATGGAACCTACGCAGACGGCTTCTTCAGGAAAGCCGAGCCGGGGTCGTTACCGAAGCCGGTACTGGCGACCCGCAGCCCCATGATGGTGCGCCGGGCATCTTCAGAACTGTTGGACAGCTCCTTGATGGGACCAGTCTGCGCCTTGAAACGAGGGGTAAAGGTACTGCCGCCGGAAACAGCGTCCTTAGACGCCGGACCCGTGGCCTTGGTGTTGGCGACGTTAGCCATGGAAATTCCTCCTTAGCCGACCTGCGTGGAGCCTTCGAAGGCGAACAGCTTGGCCGACATGTACACGGCGATGTTGGACTTCCACACGGTCTTGAGGCGTTCCACATCACCGGCCACGAACTTGTAACCCAGCAGCACCGCGCCGTAGTGTTCGTCAAGACCTTCGGTGGCATTGCCCTGTTCGTCGTATTTCACCATGTTATGCCCGAAGGTGCAAGGCAGAGCGCCCAGAGACTTGGATTCGGTGGTGGTTTCCACACCGGTCACATTGCCGGGATCACCCTGCACGGTCGATTTGGACGTGGAAGACACTTCGGGCAGACCGAGGCGGGCCAGACCCCACAGCTTGTCGCCTTCTTCGGGGGTACCCAGCGGGAACTGCGTGATACCGCTGTTGGTCACAGCAGTATCGAACTCGGCGATTTCTTCATACTTCCAGTCTTCGGTGGAGAAGTCCCACGAGACACGCATGGCGCACGGTTTGATGTACACACCATCCAGATTTTTGTCCGTAGCAGACACTTCGTAATGGATGGCTTCGACCCAGGCCCGCAGCGGGACCCAGTTGAGCATGATGGTATCACCGACAGCGGCAACTTTCTTCAGCGCAGTGCGCATCCAGTTGTGGCCGTAGGTATCCGCCAGATTGGGCACCAGGGGGAAATGGAGGTTGAGATAACCCTGCCCATAAGCAGCATCGGCATGGGAGTCATACGGGGGAGTGAAGGCCGCATGAGGGGCGCTGAAAGGCGGCTTGAACTCGGGCCAGTCGCCCCGGCAGAACCAACCCTTGAAATCGGGCGTACCGCCTCGGAACATATTGATGTTAGCCATTGTCTGGTTCTCCTAGTTGATAGGGTCGAAAGTCCAGTAGCCCATCGCAAGGGCATCGGGGTAGATGACTTCGGCACCCCAGGCCACGAGGTACTGGTACCGCACACCGAAGCTGTTGGGGTCGCTGGTATTGAGTCGGGCCTCGATGATGTTGGAAGCATACGCGGTGGCTTCCTTATGGCCCGCGAGGATGAAGAAACAGAGGCTACCGGACTGGTCGCGCACCACAGGCACATGGATGGATTCGATGACCGTGAAGCCCATGAGCGGGTGGTCCCACATACCGGACACGATGCCGCCACAGTTACAACTGTACAGGCTGTTGCTGTAGTTGGACATGGCGAGATAGGTGCGGAGCTGCGGCGGCACGATGATGAACATTTCATTGTCGACCCAGCGCTTGGACTCGATGAGGACGCGCTGGAGGTCGGCCAGAACCTTGGGAAGATTCTGCGGCGTCACATGCACAGGTTGGCCGGGCTTGCCCAGATTCACGTCCTGGTTCATACCAGCGAGGTCGAGACTCGTGCGCGGAGAAACTTCGGCCATCATGCGGCCCAGGACGAAAGTGCGCATGGTGCCCACATACGACTGGTACATGGATTCCAGAAGTTTTTCTTCGTAACTGGGCCAGCGCTCGCAAGCCATCTTGATGTCGGTGGAGTCGAACTTGATGTCCTGATAGCCCATGTAGCAGATGCTCAGACAACGCGCCTGCGTGCTGACAGTGTTGGGCACGAGCTGCTGGTTCTTCTGGTACGAACGCAGCGGGCCCACTTCAGGGGCATACATGAGCTGGATGGTCTGGTTACATCTGGTCACAGGTTCCAGAAGTTCAGACGCCGTGATACGCGGCAGCCAGTCGTTTTCGTACACGCGGGACAGAATGTGGTCGCTGTAGTCGACACGGGCGAGAGGTGTGGCCTCAATGCCGGTGTACCCGCTTGCGCTGGGGAAAATAGGCATGGAAAAGCTCCTTGAAGGTTATCCGGCGGCTCGCAGCTCTTTCAGCCGCGTGCGGTATTCATCCGGGGAAATCCGCCGCATTTGGTACAGGCTGTTGAGTTCAGCCAAGGTAAGAGTGGGTTTGTCGGCAGAAGAAGTCGCCGGAGTAGCGGCCCCACCCGCCACCTGCACAGGCGGCACAGTAGTGACCTTGCCATTGTCAGGACGGTTCTGTTTGAACTTGTCCACGATGTCGATGACATAGCGCGTGTTACCGGCGTAGAACTCCTGCGTAGCCGCCTGGTCACGACTCCGGCTGCTCAGACCGTCAGGTTCCTGGAGATATTGCAGAAAAGCCGGGTCATTGAACAGGTTGTAGAAATCAGGATGCACTTGCAGGATTTCACCAGCGTAACGCGCTATCTGTGCCTGCTGCGTAGCGTTGAGCGCTTCGACACGATTGCGTTCGATGGTCTCACGCTGGGCCTTGACTTCAGCCGCAACGCCATCAATGGGCTGCTTCAGCATACGCGCTGTCATAACAGCGATACGCCGAGCGTCGGCAGGGTCCACCGTCTCCAAAGCGTTCAGCTCATCGGCGTTGTCGAGACTCGCCAACAGGGCCTGCTGCTGGTTGGCAGCTTCGAACTCAGCATTGCGCTTCTGCATCTCGGCCAACTGATTGGTGAGAACATCGCGTTCATGCGCGAGCTGCTGCGTCTGCTGCGTCATAAGCGCAACCTGGCGCTGCTGCTGGGCCATGAGCATGTAAGGGTCGATGGGCGGCTGCTGGACCGG